CCAAACAACCCCATCACCCAAGACATCAAGAAGGCCATTGCGCATCTTGAGTTTGAATTAGACCGCCAAAGAAAACAAGAGATAAACGATGAGCAATCAGGAGTTAGCACAACAAGCGAAACAATCAATGTCAAGTATGCAGTACTATACTAACCCCGCCAAACGCAGAAAGATTGACTTTATCCTTGAGGAGTGTGCTTCCCTGTTCGCTAACTGCGACTCCACATACAAGGCTCGCCAAGAGGCGAAATACAAAGAGCAAGAGCTACTCGCAGAGATAGCCAAGATTGACTACCACTTCGCCATCCAATGTGGTTTCCTGCAACAGGACAATTAAAGTCATACCACGTGGTCGTGGGCAAAGTCCCAAGCCTAAATATGTTCTACGCCTCAAAGCATTGGACAGTACGGGCAAAGGCTAAAGACAAACATACCGCAGAGGTGATGGCGCAGCTTGAAGAATACGACTGCGTACCCATTCAGCACGTATACATCACCTGCAAGGTGAATTACCGCTACGACATAGACAATTCCATAATGGCGGTGAAGTTTGCGCTTGACGCATTCCGCAAATGGGGAGGAGTAAAGGATGACTCAAAGGCTTATGTTCGCAAGCTGAAGATGGAACACGACCCCGACATCTACCCCGACACCGCAGAAATTACCTTTCAAGGTTTGGTGGTTAATCAAAGTTGAGTATATTTGTCAAACTAAAAACCAATCAAATGACACTCTCACTCTCTCAAGAAACCTACACCCAAGCCCTGCAAGTGCAGCAGGCGCAAATCAAAGCACTCCAAGAAAAGGTAACCGAGCTACAAGCGAAGGTTGAAGTATTGGAGCAGCAATCACATCTATTCATTTAAAACCAATCAAGACAATGGCTAAAATCGTAAGCATCACCCCAAAAGGGCAATGGCAAGACCTGTTCAAGTTGGAACTCCGTTTTGACAATGGGGACTTCGGAACGGCATTTGCCAAATCACCAACCCCCTCTTATGCCGTAGGCGATGAGGTGGACTATACCAAAAACGAAAAGGGTACTATCAAAATCAGCAAGCCGTTTGGCGGTGGATTTAGTGGAGGTTCAGGAGGCAGCTTCGCCAATACTTCAAAAGTGTCAGGTGATGAACGCTCCGCCTCCATTATCCGCCAAGTAGCTTTGAAGGCTGCGGTGGAATACGCTTGTGCAGCAGGACACGATGTCAATCAAATCCTTGCCAACGCAGCAACATTCAATGAGTGGATGAACGGTAACCAATCAACCGCCACTCATCAAGAGCATTTTGCTACACGCAACGAGAGTCCGTTCTGATTGGTTTCTTCGGACGTTGCGTAAGAGCCTCCTTCGGGAGGCTTTTTTATTTGGATAGAGTTTGTATATTAGCAACACCAATCAGAATATGAAACATCCCGACTTACTACCAAACGAAGCCTCGCTTCCCTACCTTCAAAGGGCGTTGAAGGGCAAATACTTTGATACAGGCAAGCTCGGTGTCTACGAACTTGATGAGTACATTCGCTTCAAGGATGGTGAGTTTATCGTAGTCACAGGCCACGCTAACGTGGGCAAGACCCATACCTTGATGTACCTAATGCTTTTGCAGTCGTACAATCAAGGCAAGAAGTGGCTTATCTACTCCGCAGAGAACGAGGTAGCATCCCTCAAGCGAAAGCTCATTGAGTTTATGGTGTGCAAGCCCATTCAGGGAATTGATGAACTCACGATGCACCGCAAGTTGGATTGGATAAACGAGTACTTCCAATTCATTGATGGCAACAGGCTATTCAACGCCTTTGACCTCATTGAGGTGATGGAGTCCATCAAGAATGAATGGGACTACACAGGTGCGCTCATTGACCCGTACAACTCGCTAACTACCGACCAAAAGAAGTTAGGCAAGACAGGGATGCACGAATACCACTATGAGGTAGCAAGTGCCATCCGAGTATATGCTCACAAGAACAACGTCACCACGATTGTAAACACCCACCCCGTTACGGAGGCTATGCGTAGGACTCACTACAAAGGCCATCCATACGAAGGGATGCCGATGCCTCCGATGACTTCGGATATTGAAGGAGGCGGCAAGTGGGGCAACCGTGCCGATGCAGTAGTCATCATCCACCGATACTCGCAGCACGAAACGGATTGGATTTACACCCACGTCCACGTGCGTAAGGTAAAGGAGATGGAAACAGGTGGAAGGGTAACCCCTCTTGACACACCCCTTGTTATGCAGTCAATGATTGGCAATGTAGGATTCAAGATGAATGGTCGTAATTTGTTGACGCAAAAGAGAGATGAGCCTGTTGAACTAATCAATCCCGATGATGTACCCTTCTGAAGAACTCCACGACCTGTATATTAGGGAGAAGCAGTTGATGCTTTCGGGTACGGCTATATGGCTCGCCCATCAAGCAGCAGACAAGTCCAACGGCAGAGAGGTGCAAGATGAGCTTCTTGACCACGTGATGAACTGCCATAACGCAGACCAATTACTTCAGCAGTTTATTGACTACCGATTGTTCGCCAACCGCAAGCTGAACGAGGTGATGCTCGCCAATGCACAACTCCGAATCAACAACGAGGAGATGGTGATGGAGATAGAGCGACTGCAACGGATTATTGAGGATAACTTATGAAGCAGATATTTTCACCATTTCAGCAGTACGAATGCTTCCGTGTAGATGGCGTTGACTACATCTGCTTGGACTACCAAATCATCCAAGATTGGGAGGATAAACTTGTGGAGTGGTGCAGCTTCTTTAAATTCAAGAGGCTATCCGACCACAAGCACTTTGAAGTACCAATTACCAAAATAATAGAAACCAAAAAAGAGGGCAGAGCAACACTCTGCAAATGCAAATGAGAGCCTTTGAACTACAACGAATCAAGCAAGCCAAGAGCCTGTACTATTCTACTTTAGGATATGCCGAGAAGGATGATAGAACACGCAAGCAATCGCTCGCAAGAGCAGCATTCGTGTGTGCGTTCCGAAACTACGCTACCCTTGAGGAGTTAGGTAGCATCACAGGGCGTGACCATTCTACCTTGTCCTATGCCCTAAAAGAGCATAACTATCGTGTAGAATACGAGGACTACTTTAAGATGTACCAAGTGGCGTGTAGCGTTCGTGATAAGATTGATTTGTCACCTATGGAGATATATGACATAGAAGGACTGCACTCTGAAATCAAAAGGCTAAACGAAATTGTAACGGAGTTAATTAAATATAAAGAACTATATTTAACCCTGAAAAAGACTTTTGATGAATTTTAACGTAGGCATCTACCCTATCTACGGCTTGGTCTTTGGTGTGAATTGGTCAAAGACCGACTACCTTGATGAAGAAGAAACCATCCATCAGATACAGGTTGCACTCGGCATACTACTGCTTGAACTATCGTGGAACTCCTAAACATACTCGCAGAGCGACATACTGATTGGATTCGGATGGTTAAGAGTTTTGGCGCAGACCAAGACCTTGCCAACGATATCGTCCAAGAGATGTACGTTCGCCTATATAAGTATGTTGAAGAACCCGAAAAAATAATGTACAACGAAAAGGAGGTCAACACCTTCTTTGTCTACGTTACGCTGCGCAATATGTACGCTACCCTAATGAAAGCAAAGAGCCGCATTGAGTTTGTAGACGTAAGCCAATTAGAAGATGAGCTAATCTTTGAGGAGGCAAACGAAGAAGCCGAAGTGCAGATGGTTGCTCTCTATGATGAGATATGGGAGCAGGCATCCGATTGGCATTGGTATGACCGCAAGATATTTGACCTGTACCACAACACCGATATGAGCATCAGAACGCTCGCAGACAAAACAAAAATTTCAGCACGTTCAATCTTTAATACCCTAAAAAATGCAAGAGAACGAATCCAAACCGACTGCAACGGAACCTACCAAGCGTGGAAGGAAGCCAAAGAGGAGTGAAGGTCTTGGCGACACCATTGAGGCCATAACCACCGCCACAGGCATCAAGGCTGCCGTAGATTGGTTCAGCGAAGCCACAGGAATTGACTGCGGATGCGATGCCCGTAAGGAGAAGCTCAACAAAATCTTCCGCTACCGCAAGCCTGAATGCTTGACGCAAACCGAGTATGAGTTCATCGGCAAGATGAAAGGCCGTAACGTGGTAACTGCGTTTGAGCAGACCGAACTGAATAAAATCTACAACCGAGTATTTAGGGATAACGTGCAGCCAACTTCGTGCGGCAGTTGTATGCGTGGAAGGTTGCAAGAGCTTGAGGCACTTTACAACGCCTATTGATGTTTTACGAAAACAACATTCCCAACGAAACGTATCGGGAGCTAAATAAGAACGCCAAGATAAATACGTTCTTTGGCAAGGCTTACGTTGGTGAGTGTGTTCGTCTAATATCTGACTATTACGAAACGACCACGCTGCCAACTCAAGATGGGTGGGAGCAATACTACAAGGACACGCAGGGCTTTGATTGCCTTCGCAATGTTTACGCAGAGCTGCAAAAGCGACTGCCTAACCTTGATGAAGCAACAATCAAGCACTACATCTACTTCCGTGTAATAGGTCAAACGTGGAATGGCTTTGCCCACGAACTCGCTACGATAGAGGAACTGAACTATGCCTTCCCTGATGCGTACTTTAAGAAGACATCTTTTGAGGTAGACCACGACTATTGCATTGATGCGGAGATGTACTTCAACAATACGCTGATGCTTGGCCTTCAGATTAAGCCGCTATCGTATAAGGCGATGAGCAGCGCATACCAACTTAGGGCAAAGGAGCAGCACCGCCAAAAGAACGAGCAGTACAAGGAAAAATACGCACCCTATGTCTATGTCTACTACGGCACCGAGGGCATAGATGACAGGGAGCAACTATTCAATCAAATCAATACCTTTCTACACTATGCCAATTCCAAAACCTAACGCAGGCGAGAAGCAATCCGAATACATCCAACGCTGCTTGGAGGCTATCGGAAGCGAGTACACTGACAAAGACCAAGCGGTAGCAGTTTGCTACACACAATGGAGAGAGGGCAAATAGCCCTCTTTTTTGTGCAATAGATATTCAGTTTAGCGCATAGCGTTGTGGGTATCAATACTTTAAGTATATTTGGGTATCATTTAAAACCAATCAAAATGAAACAAATATTTGCACACCAAGTCAAGGTCTTCTTTGCGAAGCTCATTGCCTCTATCGTTATCATTGGCTGCCTAATGGGGTCAATGGCTATTGTTGAATTTATCACAGGAATGTAAGATGCTATTTGAAATTGATGACCTTCAGATGTGGCTTGAGGACTCTCACGAGATGCCACAAGCTTATTGGGATGCCGTAGAAGCAGGAACCGACCAAGAGTACCTTGCTGAATGGCTTGGCTACGAATCGCCAATGAAGATGTACACGTACGAAATGATTATTGAGTACAAGGAGGAATCCTACAACGAGGATGGCTACACCAACACCACGAGCTACCCAACCTCACACATCAGCAATCCACCTACCAAGATGGATATGCAGTTGTACTACAAGTGGATTAATTGGGCAACGTCAGTAGCCGCAGATGAATACTAAAATGAAAACACCATTCACCGTGTTCTTTGAGAACCATCCCGAGTTCAGCGATGCCACAAAGGAATCCTACCTTCACATTGAAAAGATGCACATACAATCAGCCTACTTCACGGGCAAGGTGCAGTACGATAGTGCCAAGACCGAAGAAGAATTTTGGTTGCAGCGTTATGAAGATTAATCAGCTTGACCTGTTTAGCGGAATCGGTGGATTCCATCTTGGCTTTGAGCGAGCAGGATACGAAGTCACATCCTACTTCTCGGAGATAGACCAACACGCTATCGCAGTTTACAAACATCAATTCCCAACCTCTACTTATGTCGGATCAGTTACAAATGTTCGGGGAGCAGACCTTCCCCGAATTGACCTCATCACTTTTGGAAGTCCTTGCCAAGATTTCTCATTGGCAGGAAAACGACTTGGGATGGAAGGACAAAGAAGTTCTCTTATCCTCCAAGCAATCCGTCTTATTAGCGAATGCCGACCAAGTGTATTTGTGTGGGAAAATGTTAAAGGAACGTTCTCCTCAAATGATGGCGCAGACTTTTGGGCAATTATCCAAGCCTTTACCAACATTGGGGGTTATAGACTTGAATGGCAACTGCTTAATACAAGTTGGTTTCTACCCCAAAATAGAGAGCGGATATACCTTGTCGGATATTCTACAACCCCCAAGCGAGGTTGGCGAGGAGTTCTTCCTATCGGAGAAAGCAATGAGCAAACTTCTTTAAACGGAATAAATGTTGTGGCAAGCTGCGAAAACGATGTGCAATCAAGACGAGTATATGACTCCGATGGTATAGGTCGCACCCTGACTTCAGGCGATTACAAATCACCAATGAGGGTTCAAGTAAAGCAAATTGGAACTCGGAATGATTCAGGCGGCAAGCAACCATATCAGCAAGACCGAGTTTACGATGCTGATGGTCACGCACCTGCTTTAAATGCAGGCAAGAGTGATTTGATTATCAAACACGAGATAGGTGACTATCGTAGTGATGAAGGATGGAGGCCGAGAAAGGATGGGAATTGCCCAACGCTTGCAGCTCGTGCAAGAGAAGATGGTAGTGGTCAACCATTGCTAAAAACAAACTATTCAAGCAAAGCTCTAAACGAAACAATAGAGAACAGTGAATTCGTAGAAGGAGAACCGCAAGCTCTTGACCTGTACAATCGTGTAGCAAGAAGCGAATCGCCAACCCTTACCGAGCCACATCACAACTCTCTACGGATGTTTGATGGCTACCGCATCAGAAGGCTCACACCTATTGAATGCGAACGCTTACAGGGATTCCCTGATAACCATACCGCCTTTGGCAACTACGATGGAGTAGTGAAGCCAATGAGCAACACCCAACGCTACAAGCAATGCGGCAACGCAGTAACTGTAGATGTGGTTGCGGCAGTTGCAAAAAATTGTTTACCTTTATTCAAAACCAATCAACAATGAAAATCATAGAACTACTTGATGGCAGCACTTGGGATTTAGAAACCATAAAGAGCCGTATGCACGATGATGACTTCTACTACGGCAACCTTTCAAAGAATGCCTTGTCATCTTCAGCTTGTAAATTATTATTAACCTCACCCAAGACCTACCACTACGTCACCAAGTACGGCAGTGAGGATTCAGATGCCTTCTCGGTAGGTAGGCTCGTTCACCTGATGGCTCTTGAGCCGCATCGTGTGGAGGAGTACAACGTGATTGAGGTGCAAAGCAAGAACGCAAAGGCGTGGCAAGAAGCAAAAGGCCAACGCAACATCTGCACACGTAAGGAGTTTGACGAGGCTCAACGCATCGCTGATGCCCTACTACGCAACGAATACTTCTTGTCAATGATTCAAGGCTGCGAATTTGAGCAACCTGCGATTGGAATGATAGAAGGGATGCCATTCAGAGCAAAGGCAGACATCATTGCTGACGGCTTCTTGGCTGACCTTAAAACGACAAATGACCTTCGTGCGTGGCCCTATGCCGCCCGAAAATATGGTTATGACGTTCAAGCGTTCATCTACACCCGACTATTCGGAATACCTATTGACAAGTTCTACTTCATCGCTATTGACAAGAGCAGCTTGGACGTAGGCATATACTCCATCACTCCTGAGTTTGTAGCAGAGGGCGAAAGAAAAACGCTTGAGGCCATCCAACTCTACAAGCAGTTCTTCATCTTGGGTGAGGACTTGGACTCGTACACAATCTTCGGAGAACTATAAGGAGTCGGATACGACCCCTTTAAAACCAATAATATGATACTACACTATGTAAAACAATGGGAGGAGCGCAAGCATCTCCTTGAGCAATGGCTAAACGAGAACGAGCCTAACTCTTATCAGGATATCTATGAGACTCTTTTTCGCTTGGTTGTAACAAAGCCACAAAAAACCTACTCACAATTAACTAATTTCAACGAATGGAATTGGAACAGGTTTGTAAATATTGATGATGGAGAATATCAGGGAAATCAAATCTTCATCTTGTGCAGTAATGTATACGAACCCGAATTGACTGACTACATCTTTACATCGGTTGCCTATGGCTCTTGCAGTGGATGCGATACGTTCCAAGCGATTCAGGAATCAGAAGACAAGGCAGAACGAGTGAAGGGCTATATGACTCTTGCTCTGCATATGGTTCAAGAAACGAAATCATTTAACACCAACGAGAAATGAAAGCAACACTCGTATACAACCTACCCGATGAGCAAGAGGAGTTCCAAGATGCAATCAACGGTGCTAAATGGAAGTACGCTATGTGGGTAATGGATAACGAACTGCGAGCTTTGACCAAGTACGCTCCTGATTCAATGCCCGACATGGAACACGAAGCCTACGAGAAGATTCGCAACATCCTACACCGCATCCTAAACGAAAACGAACTAAACCTATGAGAGAGCAATTTATGCGTATCGCTATGGCTCGGCTACGCAGCACCTATCCGTTTAAACCCCAACGCAGAGCCGTAGCTGCGAAGATGTGGGTGCAATATCTTGAACGTATGCGTGAGCGGGAGCGTGAAAATCTGCGCCAAGTTCGTGCCTGTGCTATGCACGAAGCACAACAAGAGTGGGAGCTGATGGAAGAAGAACTCAACAAGCGGATGGACATCATCGGGCAGAACGGCAATACAGGCGAACACTATGAGTAGGCCGTTTGTAGTGGCCTTTCATAAGCCTAATTCGGGAGTAACCTACCACCGAGTATTCGCTCCGCTAATCTGCCACCAAGAGGCAGATGTGATGTTCATTGAGAAGATAACGGACATCGCTCCTGAAGTATGGCCTAAAATCACCCACTTCTTTGCAAGCCGTGCATTCCCTGTTGAGCCGTTTGATGACTTCGTGAAGCTATGCCGCAAGGAAGGAATCAAGCTAATCGTAGACAATGATGATTGGTGGGTACTACCACCTAACCATCCCCTAAACGGATTCTATGGAAGGCAGATGAAAGACCGCATCATACGCTCTATGAAAGCAGCAGATGAGGTATGGGTCACCAACAAGCACCTCGCCTCAAAGGTCAAGAAGTACAACACCAACATCCGAATCATCCCCAACGCCATCAGCGTACCAACGTGGCAGATAAACCGAGAGCCATCAGATAAGGTGCGCTTCGGCTACATCGGAGGCAACCACCATCAAGCGGATGTAAAGGCATCAACCATTGACCTCACGGGGTACGAGGCTTACGTTGCTGACGTAGATGGCTACCCCGAAATGATGAAAGCACCATACAAGCTAAATACCTTCCCACCGAACTCATACCATCGCCTGTATGACTTCTTTGACGTTAGCCTTGTGCCTTTGGTTGGTTCAGAGTTCGCCAAGTGCAAATCGCACCTAAAGATGCTTGAGGCAGGTTTTAGCAAGTGCGCTCTTATCGTGAGCAACACGCATCCCTACCAACCCTACATCACCAAAGACAACTGCATTGCAATCAACCACCCAAGCGAATGGGCAGGAGCAATCAAGAGGCTCAACGATAACCCGAACCAAGTCCAAGACCTTGCGGATTCGTTATACGAGTTCGTCCAAGATTTTACGATGGACAAAATAAACGAACTGCGATGCTTTACATTGTAACCCCTTGCTCACGCCCACAAAACCTCAAGTACATCAAGCAGCACATTCCTGAATGGGCTACGTGGGTTGTGATTATGGATGCCTCTACCGACTTCAAGGAAGCAACAGGCGCAAACGTAACCCACTACTCAAAGCGAACAGGTCATTGGGGACATCCACTACGCAACGAGTTCCTTGACCTCTACCAAGAGCAATTCACACAAGAGGATTGGGTTTACTTTTTGGATGATGATAACATCCTACATCCGAAGTTTAACGAGCAATGGTCAACCATCCACAACCTTGACTCATCAATCGTAACGTGGGGACAAGAAGGAAGGCTACGCCCTACCGACCAACCAAGAGTCGGAAACATAGACACCGCTTGCTTTATGTTCAAACCCTACCACGTTCCAAAGATTAGATTCAATAACACCTACGAGGCAGATGGAACCTTTGCAGAGGCAGTAGCCAAGCAAGGAACACTTATCTGCGTAGATGCCTACCTTTGCTATTATAACGCTCTGCGATGAAAAACCACACAAAGGTCTACCTGAAGGGGATGGGCTACGACACAACCGACTTTGTGCCTTGCGAGGTCTGCCAAGCTAAAGCCGTAGACATCCACCACATTGAATCTCGTGGTATGGGTGGAAGCAAAACTGCTGATACCCATAGAGAACCTGATGGCCTTATGTAGAACCTGCCACGTTGCATACGGTGACATCAAAGAATACAAAGAGCGTTTACAAGCAACACACAACCACCACCTTTCTAAAAGAGTTATTTAATTATGAAACGAGTACCTATCTCGCAGGTTATTCCTAACCCCACCAACCCACGCATAATCAAGGACGACAAGTTCAAGAAGCTAACGAAGTCCATCCAAGAGTTCCCTGAAATGCTTGAGCTACGCCCAATCGTAGTGGATAGCAATATGGTTGTGCTTGGCGGTAATATGCGCTTGAAGGCTTGCATCGCAGCAGGACTTAAAGAAGTGCCTATCATCGTAGCGGACAACCTAACCGAGCAGCAACAGGCGGAATTCATAATCAAAGACAACGTAGGCTTCGGAGAGTGGGATTGGGACTTGCTCGCTAACCAATGGGACGTAGAGGCGTTAGAGGATTGGGGGCTTGAGCTTCCGTTTGACAATACCCCTGTGCTTGAAGCCGAAGAGGATGACTACGAAGCACCATCCGAAATACAAACGGACATCGTATTAGGTGACCTGATAGAGATAGGTCAACACCGACTGCTATGTGGGGACTCTACCGATAGCGATGCAGTCGCAAGGCTTATGGATGGACATAAGGCTGATATGGTATTCACCGACCCACCTTATGGCATTAAGGTTGTAAAGTCAGAGATGGTAGGTGCTGACTTTGGAGTTGCAAAAAAGGGTAAGTATTCAGAGGTTATCGCAGATGATACAACCGATACGGCAAGAGAGTTCTATGATACCTGCGTTGCTCTTGGTATGGATAGGTTTATTATTTGGGGTGGTAATTACTTTACCGACTTCTTGCCATTTAGCGATGGTTGGTTAATATGGAACAAAAGAGCAGGTACTGATATTAGAAATACTTTTGCTGATGGGGAAATGGCTTGGTGCAGCTTTCATACCCCGATAAGAATTTACGACCAACTTTGGAACGGAATGATTAGAGCAGGAGAAAAAGAAAAGCGAGTTCACCCAACTCAAAAACCAATCAAGATGCTATCTGAAGTAATTCAAGACCACGTTAAAGGTGATTTATTATTTGATGGCTTTCTCGGTAGCGGCTCTACGATGGTAGCAGCACACCAACTCAACCGCAAGTGCTATGGTATGGAACTTGACCCGAAGTATTGTCAGGTTATCATTGACCGAATGCAGAAACTTGACCCCTCACTTGACATCAAAATAAACGGCAAGCCGTATGGACAAAACTGAACAACATAAAAGAGCGATGCTTGATGCCCTTGAGAAGTCATTAGGCGTTGTTACAGCCGCTTGCAAGGCCGTAGGCATAGGACGTACCACTCACTACCTTTGGATGCAGGAGGACGCAGAATACAAAGCAGCAGTTGATGGACTATCAGACGTTGCCCTTGACTTCGCAGAAAGCCAACTCCACAAGCAAATCAAAGACGGAAACTCAACCGCCACCATCTTCTTTCTCAAAACAAAGGGCAAGAAGCGTGGGTACATAGAACGCCAAGAGGTAGAGGTAGCATCAGGCAAGATGTTCCAAATAGAGGTGCTTGGGGAAGATTCAGACCAATAAGGTATTCAACCACCTAAAGCGCAGCGATAAGAAGATAGTCGTTGAGCAGGGCGGTACTCGGAGTGGGAAAACGTACAACATCCTGCTTTGGGTAATTTTCTATTATACCGACCAACATACGGACAAGACGATAACGATATGCCGCAAGACCTTCCCCTCACTACGGGCTTCGGTAATGCGTGACTTCTTTGAAATACTACGCAGCCACGACCTGTACCGTGAGGAGTACCACAACAAGTCAAGCCACGAATACTACCTGAACGGCAACTTGGTGGAGTTCATCAGTCTTGACCAACCGCAAAAGATACGAGGCCGTAAACGTGACCTGTTGTACATCAACGAGGCCAACGAGCTAACGTACGAGGATTGGCAGCAGCTCATCCTGCGTACCGAAGGCAGGGCAATCCTTGACTACAATCCTTCGGATGCGTTCCATTGGATTTACGATAAGGTGGTCACCCGTGATGACTGCGACTTCTATCAGACCACCTACCTTGATAACCCGTTCCTTGATTCAGCAGTAAAGGCAGAGATTGAACGCCTAAAGGAAACGGACGATGACTATTGGCGCATCTACGGCTTGGGCGAACGTGGCATGAGCCGAGCCACCATCTTCCAATTCGGGATGAATGAGATACCTGCTGATGCAACCTTGCTTGCCTACGGGATGGACTTCGGTTACACGAACGACCCAACCTCGCTTGTGGCGGTCTATAAGTCGGGGGACAACCTGTATGTGGATGAACTCATCTACCAAACGGGGCTAACCAACCCCGACATCAGCAACAGGCTAAAAGACCTAAACATAGATAGGCGCACGGAGGTATTTGCTGACTCTGCTGAACCAAAATCTATTGAGGAGCTACATCGTATGGGATGGAACGTAAAACCCACGCAGAAGGGCGCAGATAGCGTTATAGTGGGTATTGACGTACTGAAGCGACACAAGCTATTCGTTACCCCACGAAGCAACAACCTAATCAAAGAGATGCAGAACTACAAATGGGTAGAGGACAAGAACGGAAACCTCTTAAACAAACCCATAGACGCATTCAACCACGCCATAGATGCAATGCGCTACGCAACATACAACAAGCTATCCAAGCCGAACTACGGGCGGTATGCCATACGTTAAATTCTAAAGGTTATTTTATTGATGGAACTAAAGGTCAATGTGCCAACCACCTTGAGCGAGATTACGCTTGAGCAATACCAACGCTTCGTGAAGTTAGAAGGCGATGAGGAGTTCCTTACCCATAAGATGCTTGAGATATTCTGCGGACTGCCTCTTGCTGACCTTCCCAACGTGCGTGTCAAGGATGTGAGCCACGTAACGAGCCACATCTACAAGATGCTCAACGAGAAGCCAAAACTCAAGACCACGTTCACCATCGGTAAACAAGAGTTCGGCTTCATCCCTGAATTGGACAATATCACCTATGGTGAGTTCATTGACCTTGACACCTACATCCAAGACATCCAAAACCTACACAATACGATGGCGGTATTGTACCGACCAATCACCAAGCAGGTAGGCGATAGATACCTGATAGAGCCATACGAGTCAGCAAGCAAATACGCAGGGCTGATGAAGCAAGCTCCGATGGATGTGGTAATGGCGGCCTCGCTTTTTTTTTATCGTTTAGGGAACGAGTTGTTGCAGGCTACCCTGACCTATTTGGAGAAGGAGAATCAGAAAACGAGTTCAGCAGACAAGGGCAATTCGCTAAGCGATGGGGATGGTACTCTACCATCTATCAACTCGCTCAAGGAGATATTAGAAGGTTTGGAGGAGTCACTAAATTGGAGCTACACGAGTGCCTTCAGTTCCTCACCTTTGAAAAGCAAAAGCAAGAAGTTGAAAGCGACTTAATTAAACAATCAATACGATGAGGCAGTTTTACGACATTACCACCAAGCTCAAGGACACGCTTGAGGCACATAGCCAAGTCAACGTAGTGACTACGGGTGACCTGTTTGACGTTGACCTAAACAAGCAGACCATCTTCCCATTGAGCCATATCATTGTAAACCAAGCCACCTTTGAAGGTCAGGTGGTACGGATGAGCGTAAGCCTCGTTTGTATGGACTTGGTAGATGAAACCAAAGAGAACCCACGAGCGCAAGCAGAGCCGTTCTACGGCACTTCTAACGTACAAGACATACTCAACACCCAACTCGCAGTAATCAACGATGTGGTGCAAGAATTACGCAGAGGCACGTTGTACTCTGATTTGTACCAATTAGATGGCAACCCCACCTGCACTCCGTTCTTGGAGCGCTTTGAGAACTTGCTTGCGGGATGGACTGCCAACATTGACGTGTTGCTTGCTAACACCGAGATAAGCGTCTGCTAATGACACGGGAGGAGCGCATACAGGTAGTGCTTGACAAGTTCGGAAAGTACGTGGTGCAGCAGGCGAGGGCTAACCTCACCCGCCAACGCAAGAACGTAACGAAGGATTTGTATGACTCTATTGAATGGACTGCGGTTGCATCAAAGAGTGGTGAGTCTTTTTCGGCAACGCTATCAATGCTTGACTACGGTCAGTTCCAAGATAAAGGGGTCAAGGGAAAGAGCAGTACCTATGGCTCAGCACAAGGTAGCCCATTCCGTTTCGGAACAGGCACGGGAAAGAAGGGCGGACTTACGGAAGCTATGCAAAAGTGGGTGCGTGCAAGACGCTTTCAGTTTCGCCAAAAGAACGGAAAGTTTATGAGCTACGATAGCACCGCATTCCTCATCGCAAGAAGCGTATACCAAAAGGGAATCCCTGCTTCGTTCTTTTACTCACGCCCATTCAACATCGCATTCCAAAAGCTGCCTGCTGAATTGGTAGAGGCATACGCACTCACCCCCGATGACTTCAAAGAATTTCTAAAGAAAAAATGAGTATACCTGTTGTATCTACACCGAGCAGCCTATCAATGGCTCGCAGCCCGCAGTTCATCACGGGCAAGAATAACGCATTGGCCAATGACTCGCTTGACTCAATGACGTTGCAGCTCAAGATTTATTCAGGAGCAAAAACGCTTCCCGCAGGCACGGCTAACTACTCGCTTGAGAAGACATACTCCATCAACGAGGTCATCAACTTTGAGGTGAGCGACTTGGTGCGCTCGGAGTTCTACCACGACTTTAGTGTATGGAACGACATCGGCTTTGTGCAGAGTCCGCAGGGAGAAGCCTTGTGGGTTGCGCCTCTTGGCTCGTACACCTACTCCAATAACGGAGCAGCACCCGACACGGCAGTATGGTCAAACTCAAATAGCCTTGCCTACTTGACTACGGATGGATGGGCTACGCTCACCAATATCGCACCTACGGCAGTAAGCCAAGCGGTGCTTGCAACAAGTCGTGACCGACAGGTGCAGCCATCAGCATACGAGGTATTGGGAATCTACAATAGCGTAGCAAACGAACTCGGTAGCATCCGTATCACGTGGGAGAGTGGCGATACGGGACTGCTGACAAATGCAGGAGGTAGCACTACACCACCAAGCGCAGCATCCAACAACACGCAGAACCTCGTAATTTACGCAGGAGTTGGTACGGCAAATCTTGAGAACAACCCCGACCTACCTGCCGAGATAAAGCCAAGCGGACAAACGGATAACGGAATAGGAAGCTACTACGATGTCATCCTATTGAACAACGATGATTCACCAAGCGAAATCGCACGAGTACGCTACTACGTTATCTGCGAGGCTCGCTACACGCCATATCAAATCGCCTTCATCAACCGCTTTGGGGTAGCCGACTTCATCACGTTCTTCAAGCGCAGCGATGAGCGTGGTACGTTCACGCAGGACTCGTACCAAAAGAGCATCTACAACGATGGCTTTACAACGCCTTCACTTGAGGTGGGCAAGTACCAATCGTACAACGTCAACTCTCGCAACAGCCTAACCCTTAACACGGGCTTTGTGGATGAGGACTACGATGAAACCATCAAGGATATTCTGATGAGCGAATACGTTGCGGTATTGGATGGCAGCACGTGGATTAGCGTTGTTCCTGAGCGTGGAAGCATTGAATACCAAAAGCACATCAACCAACGCCTAATCAACTACACGCTGACCTTCACCTACGGATTTGATGAACGCAGCTTGGTACGATGAACAAGGTAGATATTTACGTCAACGACTTTCGGCTTGACCTGTTTGATGATGAAGAAATCAGCATCAACCTGTCGGTGCAGAACGTGCAGGACATCAGCAAGGTGTTCACGGACTTCACGCAAGGATTCACCATACCTGCAAGCCCACGTAACAACGAGATACTTCAGCACTACTACAACGCCAATATCACGGCTTCGCAGATAACTACCGAAACGGGCGGCAGCCCCGTTTGGAATAGTATCGGGATAAATTGGAATACGTGGAATACGGCTTGGAACGCAGGTGCTGCAAGCACAAGCGTGACCAATACGTTTGATGGTAGGTTCAGACAGGAAGCAAGAATTGAAATCAACTCCTTGCCGTTCCGCACGGGGGTAGTAGAGATTGAGAGTGTGCAACTAAAGGGAACTGAACCTTACGCATACACGATGACATTCTATGGGGACTTAGTTACGTTGGCGGATTTGTTTGGTGATGACTACCTATACGATGTTGAGTTCCCTGAAGAATACAACCACTCGTACACGGATGATGCGGTATTTGACCGAGTGACCACCAACACTTATGCGCCTATATTTTATCCGTTGATGAGTCCTGTTAAGAATTGGTTTTACAATTCAAGCAATAGTTCTCACGATGATTCAAACATTGCATACCACGACCCCAACGAGCAACACGGCATTCACTATTATGAGCTGAAGCCTGCTATCAAGGTTACCGCCATCTTGGATGCGATTGCTGCTAACTATGGTATCACGTTCACGGGTTCATTCTTATCAGCCACTCCGTTTGTTGACCTGTCGTTATGGCTGCATCGCTTTGAGGGTTATCTATTTGCAGGAGGCAATGACATCGCTTGGAGTCTGATTAACTTTAACCGCAACACAGGAAGCGGTAGCCAATTCAACTTGACTACCGAAATTTGGACAGTACCCGATGATGCGCCATACGATTTGCAAATCACGATGGCGAATGTCAGTGAGAACTACGAACTCGGTGTATTCCGAAATGGTGCGTTTGACTATTCGGTATTGGTAGATGCTCACCCATCAACATCCGTGACTACAACGCTCTCAAGCCTGTCGTACACAACGGGCGATGAAATTCAATTATACATCCGACCACAGGCAGCGACTGCAATGACCTACCAATGCACGGACTATTCGGGTATTGATTCAGTCACATCAACAAGCGAGTTCTCCGTAGACCAAACGCTATCGGCAAGCTATACCTTCAATGTGGTTATCCAAGACCTAATGCCTGAAATTAAGGTCAAGGACTTCCTTGCGGGAATCCTGAAGATGTACAATATGGTCATCGTACCAACCACATCTACTTCGTTCTTACTTCAGCCGTTGGATGATTGGTACGCAGCAGGAAGCGATAAGGACTTTCAAACGTATTTTGACATCACGGAGTATACGGTAAACCGACCACCTTTGTACCGAGAGATTGAGTTTAAATACCAAGACACGGAGCAGATACTCGGCTACGAATACCAACGCCTCAACAATCAGGGCTTTGGTGACCTACGCAACTTCTTCGGGTTTGATGGCGATGAATTCATCGTAGAAGTGCCGTTTGAATGTCCGCTATTTGAGAGGTTAACCGACCAATATACGGGCGCACTAACGAACGTACTCGTTTACAAAAGCATCACAAGCGAAGCGAACGAAGATGGAACGCTGAACCCATACTTGGGTGCGCCTATTTTGTTCTATGGGTATTTTGCTGACTACGACCTTTCGCTCAACTCGGTAGCGTTTGTGAACGCTGATAACACAACAAGCCGTGAGATATTGGCTGCTTGGTATGCAAATACATCAAACCGCTACTCAAGCGCAGGAGCATCGTACTCTATCTGCTTTGGTGCGGACATAGACCCGTTCCATCTGCAATCGGTAAACCGAAGCCTGTACAATACCGAATGGGTTGACTACATCACCGACCTTTACAACCGCAAGCGCAGGGTATACGAGGTTGATGCGGTACTGCCCGTAGGTAAAATCATTACGATGAACCTTCAGAATGCGGTGATTTGGAACAACGCCAAGTATATCGTGAACGCTGCTAACATCAATATGACCACAGGCAAAGCAACATTTGAACTCCTTAACGTAGTATGAAGCAGAGTTATTTAGGTTATTTGATTGAACTCCTCAACTCGGATGAGTGGATTGGTGCAGGCGAGAATATAGAAATCGCCAAAGGCAAGCACAAACTACCCGAAGGATGGAACGAATATATTAAGTTGCAATGGCGGCAGTTGAAGTAATTGAGATTAAAGGCGATGCCTCCTCCGCTATTGCGGCTCTAAAGGCCGTAGGCATTGAGGCCAACAAGACCACGCAGGCTGCGCAAAAGAGCAACGAGGCTATCAACGATGGCCTTGAGGCATTAGACAAGCAGACCAATGGTGCGGTATCAGCATTCCGTAGTTTACAGGGTGGCATCAAAAGTGCTATCTCTGCATTCACCACACTCAAGGGAGCCATCATCGCTACGGGTCTTGGTGCGCTATTGGTTGCAGTAACATCGCTTGTCACCTACTTTAAGGAGACCGAACGAGGCGGAGATAAGCTCGCTGAAGTGATGGGCTTTCTCGGAGCAGCAGTCAAGGTAGTAATTGACCGAGTAATTGGCTTGGGAGAGGCTTTGGTTAAGTTATTTGAGGGAGACTTCAAAGGAGCAATTCAAGGCGTTACAGGCGCATTCAAGGGGCTTGGTGATGAGATAGCAAGGGAGAGCAAACTTGGTCGTGAACTCGCCAAGCAGCTCAACGATGTAGAGGATGCGGAACGTGCGCTTATCGCTCAGCGTGCTATTGCTAACAAGCAAATCGCAGAAGCTCGCCTAATTGCCGATGACGTTAACAAGACAACCGAGCAGCGCATTGCTGCGGTTAAACGTGCAGGAGCTATTGAAGAACGTGTCGCACGTCAAGAGCTTGCCGTACAACGTCAGCGTTTGTCGGTGCTTCAGCAGCAAGCGGCTATGGGTGAGGTTACCGAAGAAGGACTCACTCGCATTGAGGAGGCACGTGCAAGAATCTCCGAACTTGAGCAAGCAAACATTATGCGTAGAAAGCGTTTGCAGACCGAGACCATCGGATTGCTAAACGAAGAAATCGCAAAGACCAAAGAGCTTGAAAAGGCTCGCCAAGATGCGGAGAAAGCACGCTTTGAGAATAGCGAGAAGAAGTTTAAGAAGTATGTTGATGACTCGGTAAAGGCTGCTAATTTGGGCGCAGGTCAAGTAGCAAGAGTCGGACAATTCTACACGGAGGCTATTGCCGAAGGAACGCAGAAGACATCTGCCGACCTACAAGACTACATCAACTTCACGCTTGCAAACCTTGATGCGGTAAGCCAAGCGATTAGCGGCTTTGCTGCTCTTGCAGGTGAGAATACGAAATTGAGCAAGGCTCTTGCTATTTCGCAGATTGTAATTGACACATATATGGGTGCTACCAAAGCACTCGGTGCATACCCGCCTCCGTTTGGTGCTATCGCAGCAGCAGGTGTTATCGCAGGAGGTATCGCCAACTTGAACAAGGTAAAGTCAACGCAGATACCCACCTCTCCAAGTGCTGCACCTACGGCTACTATCTCTGCACCTACCGCAGCATCACAACCACCGCAGTTCAACATCGTTGGGCAGAGTGGAGTGAACCAATTAGCGCAGAGCATCGGTGGTCAGTTTGACCGACCACTACGTGCGTATGTGGTGAGCCAAGACATCAGTACTGCGCAGCAGCTACAACGCCAACGAGTAAGAACCGCAACATTCGGATAGATGAAACTTATTGAACTAATTTTAGATGAAACGATGGCACTCACGGGGATTGATGCCATCAGCCTCGTAGAGCATCCTGCTATTGAGGAGGACTTTATTGCGCTCAACTCTCAGCGTGTAGAGTTTGCCGCACAGGATAACGAGAAGCGTATCCTAATGGGAGCAGCACTCGTTCCCAACAAACCCATCTACCGAGTGGATGGCGAGAATGAATTTTATGTGTACTTCAGCCAAGACACCATCCGCAAAGCGAGTGAGATGTTCTTTCAGAAGGCAAATCAGAACAACGCTACGCTTGAACACGAGGTAGAAATCAACGGCCTCACGGTTGTAGAGTCTTGGATTATTGAGGATGAGGTTCACGACAAGAGCAAGAAGTACGGCTTTGAGTTGCCTGTTGGTACGTGGATGGTTTCTATGAAGGTCAACAACCCTGAGATATGGGATGGCTTCGTAAAGACAGGTAAGGTCAAGGGCTTCTCTATTGAGGGCTACTTCGTTGATAAGATGAACTTCGCCAAGCAGGAGATGGAGCGTATTGAGGAGCAAGAGGCGGCTCTGCTATTGTCGCAGATTGTAGCCATCATCAAAAAGGATGGGCGTAAGAAGTCAGGCAAGCGTGTGGAGATGGAATCTTACTCCGACTACCCACAAGCGGTACGCAATAACGCCAAGCGTGGTATCGTACTTAACGAGAAGAATGGCAACAAGTGCGCCACGCCTGTCGGTAAGGTCAGAGCGCAGCAGCTCGCACAGGGCAAGCCTGTAAGCGTAGAAACAATCACTCGGATGTACTCGTACCTATCAAGAGCCGAAGAATACTACGATGAGAACGACACAACCGCCTGCGGCACTATCAGCTACCTGCTATGGGGTGGACTTGCTGCAAAGCGTTGGTCTGAATCCAAACTAAAAGAACTCGGCAAATTATGATGCGCCCACAACGCCTTCCCGTAGTATCGCCAAGAGGCGGTAATCGTGGATGCCTTTGCAAGGATAACACCTATTCACGCAAGTGCTGCAATGGTACGCTTGCTGCTCAAGGGATTGGCTCACTCGTTGGTCAAGGCACGAGTGTTCGCATACGAGGCGAGGAATGGCAAACCATCAACACCCGATGGGAAGCTACGAACACGTTATGGCAGGACTTGTAAAAATGTAACAAATAACCAACCCCTTTTTATTTAGTTAGATATGAAAGCAAATAATATCCTTAACCGCATCCTTGCTGAACTTAGCTCCATCCGTGAGGTTAAGTTTGAGCAAATGACCCTTGAGAACGGAGCCGTTCTTGAGGCTGAAGTATTTGAAGCAGGAAACGAGGTATTTGTCGTTAGTGGCGAAGACCGTGTACCTGCTCCTGTTGGTGAGCATCTTCTTGCTGATGGCCGTGTATTGGTTATCGCTGAAGAAGGCGTTATCGCTGAAATCAAAGAGAAGGCTGAAGAAGTAGAGGAGAAGGTAGAGATTGAAGTTGAGGCTTCAGTTGAAGAACCTGCTACCGAGCTTGCTGAAGTTGAAGTAAAAGAAGAAGCTCCTGCCGTTGCAGCCATCGTGGAGAAAGTCCTTGAGGAGATTGCAATGATGCGTGAGGAGATGAAAGCTATGCGTGAGGAGATGGGCGGCTACGCCAAGAAGGAGGAGATGGCATCGGTTAAAGCCGAGCTTTCTGCTGCACCTGCTGCCAAGCCCATCAAACACAACCCCGAAACAAAGCAAGTCAACAAGGTAGAATTTAACCGCCCCGCAAAGGCGATTGACCGAGTCCTTGCACGTCTTAACAAATAATCAAATCAGAAAATGGCTACGACCACTTCAATCACTACCAACTATGCAGGTCAATTTGCGAGCAAGTACATCTCTGCCGCTTTGTTGTCTGCCGACACCCTTGACAAAGGGCTTGTTGAAATCCTCCCAAACGTAAACTTCAAGACCACCCTTCAGAAGGTAGGTACTGACGACATCGTTAAAGACGCAACTTGCGACTTTACCGCTACGTCTACGCTGACCCTGACCGACCGTGTTCTTGAGGTTGAGCCGTTCCAAGTTAACCTTCAGCTCTGCAAGAAAGACTACTACGATTCTTGGATTGGCGGTCAGATGGGCTTCTCTGCCTACGACAGCATCCCTGCTTCGTTTGCTGACTTCTTGATTGCTCACGTTGCTGCCAAGACTGCCCAAAAGATTGAGCAGAACATTTGGAATGGTAACGCTGCTTCAGCAGGTGAGTTCTCAGGCTTCCTTTCTTTGATGACTGCTGATGCTGACGTTGTTGACGTAACGGCTACGACCGTAACTGCTTCTAACGTTATCACCGAGCTTGGTAAGGTTGTTGACGCTATCCCTGCTGCCCTTTACGGCAAGGAAGACTTGACCATCTACGTTCCGCAAAACGTTGCTAAGGCTTACGTTCGTGCGCTTGGTGGCTTCGGTGCTTCAGGTCTTGGCGCTAATGGTCTTGACAACAAAGGCACGATGTGGTATGGTGACCAACCCTTGTACTTTGACGGAATCCGTGTAGCTATGGTTAACGGCCTTCCTTCAAACAAGATGGTTGCTGCTCAAAGCTCTAACCTGTACTTCGGTACGGGTCTGCTGAACGAGCGCAACGAGGTTCGTGTCCTTGATATGGCTGACCTTGACGGCTCTGACAACATCCGTGTTATCTTGCGCTTCTTCGCAGGTGTACAATACGGCATCGGTACTGACGTAGTTCTCTACTCTTAATCCGAGTACATAGTTTAAACCACGAGGGGGTGTGGGTTCTGCCCCGCCCCCTTTTTTAATTCTAAACAATAACAATGGCTTGCGATTTAACAAAAGGGCGTGCAGTCCCGTGTAAAGATGTAGTAGGTGGCATTTATGCCGTTTACTTTGTAGATTTTGGTGACTTGGGTACTATCACCCTCACCAACGATGAGGTGACCGACATTAGCGGTACATTCTCTGCATATCAATACTTGGTAAAAGGAAACTCATCTTTTGAGCAGACCTTCAACTCAAGCCGTGAGAATGGTACTACCTTCTTCACGCAGACGTTGAACCTGACTTTGACTAAACTCACCAAAGAGGACAATAAGGAGCTGAAGCTCTTGGCCTATGGTCGCCCTTACGTTATCGTACAGGACTACAATGGCAACGCCTTCTTGATGGGTAAGAACTACGGAGCAGAGGTAACGGGCGGTACTATCGTAACGGGTGCTGCTATGGGTGACCTTTCAGGTTACACTCTTGTAATGGAGGCACAGGAGCAACTTCCTGCTAACTTCATCGCAGGTGCTACGGTAGCGAATCCGTTTGCAGGACTTGCGAATGCTACGGACACGATTGTTACGGGTAACAATTCTTAACGTATCTTAGCCGTGCGCTACTGAACGGAGTAGAGCAATGGATGGAGAGAGGGGGGCGAAAGCCTCCCTTTTTTTATACAAAAGGTTTGCGTGAGGTTATTTACTTGAGATGCATATTCTACAAGTATCGGCTTCGCCTCAATCAATTACAATCATCCCACGTTCGTTTCCTGCGAGCGTAACGATTCAGTTGATTGATGAATCAACAAACACTACGGCAACACCTGCGGTGACGGCTGCCTCTGCGAATGGTTTTATGACCCTCACAGGCACTTTCTCGTTGGTGAACAACCGCTTCTATGGTTTGAAGGTTTTTAACGCAGGAAACCTCATCTATCGTGATAGGGTTTTCGTAACTTCACAAACCGAATACGACAAATTCACGGTCAATCAAAATGTCTACACCGAAGAAACAAGCTACGACAACGACTACATCATCATCTAAAGTCCACGTAGTCAATTTGAGTTCCTATACCACCCCTAACATTAGCGAGGTACAGGGCAAGGATTGGGTGCAATATGGTGATGACAACAACTACTTCCAATACCTGATTGACCGCTACAACGGCTCACCAACCAACAACGCCCTAATCAATGGCGTGGTGGACTTCATCTATGGTGAGGGATTGGATGCTACGGATTCTGCTCGCAAGCCGAGTGAGTACGCAGCGATGAAAGGCTTGTTTAACAAGGACTGCGTTCGTAAGCTTGTGGCAGACTTCAAGATGATGGGTCAATGCGCCATCCAAGTCATCTACTCCAAAGACCACAACACGATTGTAGAGGTAGAGCATCTACCCATTGAGAGCCTCCGTGCCGAGAAGTGCAACGAAGATGGAGAGGTTGAGGGCTACTACTACGCAAAGGATTGGGAAGCGGTAGCGCAACGCAAAGAAACGCCTATCCGCATCCCTGCGTTTGGAACGAGCCAAGAGGGTCTTGAGGTGTTGTACGTTAAACCATACCGAGCAGGATTCTACTACTACTCACCTGTGGATTATCAGGGAGGACTTCCGTATGCAGAGCTTGAGGAGGAGATTGCAAACTTCCACATCAACAACATTCAGAACGGCCTCAACCCTTCAATGCTCATTAACTTCAACAACGGAGTACCGAGCGAGGAGGAGCGCAGGCAGATTGAGATGCAGATTGCAAACAAGTTTAGCGGCACGAACAACGCAGGTAAGTTCATCTTGGCGTTTAACGACAATGCTGAATCAAAAGCAACACTTGACACCGTACAACTATCGGATGCCCACAACCAATATCAGTTCCTGTCCAACGAGGCAATGCAGAAACTGATGGTTGCTCACCGCATCACCTCTCCGATGCTGATGGGCATCAAGGACAATTCGGGGTTAGGCAACAACGCAGAGGAGCTTAAAACGGCTTCTATCCTATTTGAGAACATTGTCATCAAGCCAATGCAAGAAACCATCTTGGATGGCATCAACAAGATTCTCTCGTACAACGACCTTAGCCTAAACGTCTACTTCAAGACCCTTCAGCCGCTTGAGTTCAGCAACCTCGTTGTAGAGGATGCCGAAGTGGTAGAAGAAGAAACGGGCATCAAGGTCAGCGAAGCGCAGCCTGTCGGTGGCGTTCCTTCGGAGGTTCAAGAGGAGCTTATTCAGAAAGAGGCATCGTACAACGGAGCGCAGATTGCAAGCTCGTTGGATATTATGCGAGCAGTACAGGAGGGCGTTCTCACGCAAGACCAAGCCATCACATTCCTTGTGCAGATGCTTCAGTTTGACCCTGCGGTTGCACGTGCTTTATTTGCAGGCAACGCATCAAACGTCATCACGCAGATGAAGTCGCACAAGTTCAAGAGCGATGTGCCTGAATTTACCCACGAAGATGAGCATAAATGGATTGAGGCTCTGCGGGGAAAGGGTGAGGTCGTTGACTTAAACGAATGGGAACTCATCTCTGATGAGGTAGTCAGCGACCCCGACAATGAGGACACCCACCTCGCCACGCAGTACAACTTCGCAGTTGAGGACTTCAGCAATTCCGATGAAAAGAGCAAGGCTGATAGTGGACTCTACAAGATACGCTATGCCTACACTCGCAACCTGTCGGCTAATAGCCGTGAGTTCTGCCGTGAGATGGTAGCAGCAGCAAACGGAGGAGTCGTATTCCGCAAGGAGGATATTGATATGATGAGCTTTAGCGGAGTCAATGGTCAGTTCGCCCCTGCGGGCAAGAGCGTCTACTCTATTTGGAAGTGGAAGGGCGGAGCGTTCTGCCACCACGCTTGGAGGCGTTTGGTTTACTTCCGCAAACGTGATGGGGGTAAGTTCCTACCGAACGAAGGATTAGAGAATGACAAGGTTGTATCTACGGAAGCAGCAATCAAGGCAGGAGTACCATCAAGCAAGTTGAATCCAACCGCTTGGGATGAGGCTCAAAAACGCCCTATTGATACGCCTTCACGTGGTTCATTAAAATACAAATAGAAAAATGGCAACGGCACTTTGGATTAAGCGAGAGGATTTGGTGCGGCAGACCGCACTTGGTGGTAACGTGGACACGGACAAGTTCATTCAGTTCATCAAGATTGCGCAGGAAATCCACATCCAAAACTACACAGGCACGAAGCTCTACGACAAGATTAGCGATGACATCATCGCAGGAACGCTTGCGAATCCCTACTTGGCGTTGGTCAACGACTACCTTCAGCCGATGCTGATTCACTATGCAATGGTGGAGTACTTGCCTTTTGCTGCGTACACGATTGCCAATGGCGGTGTATACAAGCACACAAGCGAGAACTCAACGAGCGTGGAGAAGAACGAGGTTGACTTCTTGGTTGAGAAGGAGCGCAACATTGCGCAGTACTATACTGACCGCTTCATCACCTATATGAGCTACAATCAGGCAACCTTCCCTGAATACTACTTGAACAACAACGCTGATGTGTTCCCTGACACGGATGCTAACTTTTCATCGTGGGTATTATAGTATGGCAAAGAAAGACACCTACAAACCGAAGCCGAGCAACATTGTCAAGCTAAAAAGTTATTTAGGAGAGAATGGGAATACAAGGCGATTGGGGACAAGGAGCAGCAAACAATGACATCTATTGGGGTCAAGCAGCAGCTACAAACGATATCTCTTGGGGTATGGTTCAGCCATTGTCTTATGGTCACCCTACTACTAACCTATACGGCAACAACGAGCAAGGTGCTTGGCAGTTGATAGAAGAAATTTGGAATACTTGGTCAACAACTTGGAATAATTAGAAATGGGAACAACATTAACGGGGACAACCCCACAGGACACTTACGATAGCCTTATTAAGGTTACGGATAACGGGCCGTTAAGCGGGTCGCTGAAGACCTTGACTGATGGTTTAGGTAATGATTCGGCTCTTGCTTTGTCTACGGGTGCTGCGAGCATCACGGGTACGTTGGCAGTATCAAGCAACCTTACGGTAGATACGAATACATTATTTGTAGATGCTACGAACAATCGTGTTGGTGTTGGTACAATCACACCTAACGCACCTATTCAAATCAATGGTGTGCCTTTAGAAAGTTCACCTGCTCGTGCTACAATCCGAACCTTTGACACGAGTTCACCTGCCGCAAGTGTTGGTGCAGGAATGATGCTTGGCTATCAATATGACACTGCTCAATATGTTGATGGAGCTTGTATTCAAGCGGTAAAAGAAAACGCTACTTTAGGCAACTACGCAACTGCACTTTCATTTTTGAATCGTGCTAATGGATTAAGTTTTTCGGAGAAGATGCGCATCACCTCCGCAGGCAACGTAGGCATCGGCACGAGTACGCCTCAAAGTACTTTAGATGTTAGAAAATTATCTACCAATTTAGGAACCACGAGCGAATTAGGCTTATTGATTAGCAACACGGGGGTATTGGGGCAATATGCTCAAATTGGTTTTGGATATTCTGAAAGCACTTGCGCTGCGGTTATTGCGGGCGTTATTACAAGTCCAAGCGGTGCTACTACTTCTAACCTTGTTTTTGCGACAAGGTCGGGAACGGGTGGGGCAACTGCCCCCGTTGAGCGTATGCGAGTAACGGCTGACGGCCTAACCTTCAACGGGGACACCGCAGCAGCCAACGCCCTTGATGACTACGAGGAGGGGACTTGGACTATGGGTATTGCGTTTAATAACGGGGCTACGGGTGTTACCTACTCAAGCAACACGGGAAGATATACTAAAATTGGACGTCAAGTTAGTGTTGTTGGATATCTTGCTTTAACAAACAAAGGAAGTTCTACGGGTAACGCAACTATTACGGGATTGCCGTTTACCATAGGCGCAGGTGCTTCTAACTATTCCGCAGCTTCAATTTCTAATTTAGCAAATGTTACTTTTGCTGACTTTCCTCAACTTCGTGGAGAAATTGGTACGACCAATATATTATTCCTTGAAACATCAAATGCAGGAGCATTGAGTGCTTTATCAGATGGTGACTTTGCAAATAATAGTGAGGTAATGATATCATTCACCTACTTCGTATAAAAAATAAAACTAAACAAAATGATTGAAGAAGTAATCTACATTTCGGGCTTCAACGTCAAACTTGACGGAACTATTGAAGTACGCAAGACCACCGATGTAACCAAAGATGGCGCAGTTATCGC